TTGTTTCCTCCTATTTTTTCAAATTATAAGCCGACACACCAGTGATAACGCCTAAAAATGTTGCTACTGCATTGATAGTGAGTACTGTCATATCTGTTCCATTCCATCCATATGCTTTTCCTAACGTGGCTACTAAAACAGATGCAGCTGGTAAAACTGTTAAAACCGTCCATTTAATGACTTGATAATACTTATCTGGTAAAATCATTTCTTCTCACCTCCTTTACAATTTAGTCAAGAAATAGCCAATGATCGTAATGCCTAAACCAATCATGTAACCCCACGACCATTTATTATTGGCTTTCATTTCTTTGATATCTTCCGCATTATTAAGCGCAATAGAGTATGCCTGATCCGCTCTATCTTTTGCACTTTCCGCTTTTTCGCGTAATGATTCGTAATTATCCAGTTTCGTTTCAATACGCACTAAGCGTTCTACCACGTCTTGTATTGCTTCGTCTTTCAACCAACTAGCCTCCTTTCATTGCAAAATAAAAAGCGCACTCGTTTGAGTACGCTTCTATTCTAATTTATTCTATATTTCATTCGGATTAATTGTATCTGTCTCTACTATAGGTACCTCTAATGATTTTAACTTTTTGAATCTTTCAACCTCATTAACGCCATAAATCTGGTACATAATTCCAGATTTATTTAATTTTTCAATTACTTGACTTGTTGCTAAGTCATTCGATACTGATAGCAAAGCTTTATTATATTGCTTAACTTGCTGTATATCATCATCAATGCTATTTTTTGAATCATATAACCATGAAACCGTACAATCAGGATGATTCTTTACTACCTTATCTCTAATTTTTTTATTTGTAAGAACGAAAAAAGAACGATTATATACATTATATTTTTTTAAAGTATTTACAATTGATCCAACAAATTTATCGTTATTCCAATCTCCCTTTGATCCATCCACATTAACAATTAATTTGTCTTTACTTATTTCTTTAATTGCTTCGTCAAAAGTTGGTATATTAATTTTTCTGTCTTTATATTTTGGATAATTTGAAGTATCTACCGATAATTCTTTAAGTTGTTTGATTGTAAGCCTTTCTGGTTGTCCTTCTCCGTTCGTTGTCCTGTCAAGAGTGTCATCATGCATCAAGAAATTCACTCCATCTTTACTAGTTCTTACATCAACTTCTACTGCATTATAGCCAAGTGACTTGGCTTCTCTCATGGCTTCGACTGTATTCTCTGGAGCAACTATATGTGCGCCTCTATGGGCTACTAGATAAGTTTCTTTATGGTTCAACAAACTACTGGATGAGTAAACGCATCCAGTTAAAACAATGGAAAATATAATTAATATCTTTGATATTTTTTTCACTTTCGGAATCACCTCAAAAACAAGTATATCAAATAAAAAAGACTAAGGTAATAATATATCGGTTTCTATCATAGGTGTTTTCTTTATAAGAAGGTGATTTAAATCTGTTTTAGTGTTCACGTTATATATTTGATAATAAATATTTGTATTTCTCAGTTTTTCTAAAATATCATCTGTAACTATATTTAAAGGAATAGAGAGGAGTGCTTTCTGGTAACTTTTCACTTCCGTTATGGCATTATCAATCATGCTAGAATCCGTTAATAACCAAGATAAAGTAGCGTCTGGATAACTTTGATTAAACGCATATCTTTGAGACGTATTCGAAATAACAAAAAATGTATTTTGGTAAATTTCATATTTTTTAAGAATATTAATCATTTTCTTGGTAATTGCTGTATTTGAAAAGTCTATCTTTGATCCATCCACATTCAGTATTATATTTCCTGTGGAAATTATTTTTACAGACTCTTCAAATGTAGGTACCCTTAATATCTTGTTTTTATATTCTGGATAATTTGAAGTGTCAATTTCCAATTGACGAATTTGTTCCGAATCCATATTAGCAATATATCCATTTCCATTTGTCGTTCTATCGACAGTATCATCATGCATAATAAATAATTCGCCGTCAGAACTCGCTCGTGGATCTAACTCAATTGCTCCATATTTTAAATCAATTGCTATTTTATACGCCTCTATAGTATTCTCTGGAGCAAAATTATGTGCACCTCTATGGGCTGACAGTCGTAAATTTTCAACCATCAGCCAGTCGGGAAAGGGTCATCGGTATACCACCACCCCGACACATAATGGTTTCCTGATGAATTTCCACCAACTCTTAGTAAGTTCGTTCCTTGACGTTCAACAAACGCACCTGCTACATACGATGTTGGATTAGCTGCTTTTTGTATATTTAAAGGTACATTCCAAGAAGTATCATCAAAATCAGTACTTAATCTAAATCCTGTAGGAAGCTCATGAACATTAACAATATCTGTAGCTTCTTTTAATTTAAATCTACCATAAAACTCTACAATATCTCCGATGCGTCTGTATCTCCAACTTGCTTCACTAAGCTCCTCTTTGGCTGTCAAAGCAATGTCCTCAGTACCATAGCTAGCTACCGCAACTTGCGTTCTGTCTCTGTAATAAATATCCAATGATTTTGGTGTAACTAACTTATTTAAATCTGTTCCTGCTACTACTTCTGCATCTGTAGCAATCCGTTTTGTAATCATTTGAGTTGTTCTTTGTGGCGTCATAAATTTATTTGATGCTTCGCCCTTTTCTGCTTCTGTTTGAGTCGCAGTGCTAAAATTATCAACATTACCCAAGCCTACTTGATTTTTAGTAACCTCATGCGGATTGTTCGTATCATTAACATGCTCTTTCAACTGTGAATTAACTTGAGCTACTTTTTTAGTTACTTCAGCTTCGACATATTCTGGTGCTAGATCCCATACATAATCTTTTGGATTGTTTGAGTCTCGCATGCCGATTCCTCGGTATTTATATTGTTCAATATTCGGGGTTCGGGTGTCACCTTTTTCGATCTTGAGCCAGTCAATTTGACATGCGCCGGCCGTTTCTTTAGGCGACTGAAAAATGCGAAGGTCTTTAAGCAAACCCGGTTCAAGTTTCGTTGGTGTGAATGTTAGAGACCATACGTCTGTCAATCCCTCAACTGGTTTTAGGTCTCCAAAATTTATGTTCCAATAATTATACGCTACAAAGGTTTGACTTGCGGATTTTGTTCCTTTAAGCATGATAGTATACGTTTGACCTATTATAAGCTCTTCTTCCGTGTTACCTTTATATATTTCGTACGCGCTAGATTTAATTGGGAACGTCGTACCTTTATTTGCAATGTTCTCACCCAACGGTGTTTTACCCAACCAGTAAGGGTCATCTAGTAAATTGGGCTGGTACGGTGTTGCCGTATCACTCGTTGAAGGAACTTGTTCAACCTTTATATTGTATTTAATAGTTACCTTAGTTCTTGGTAATTCTTTTGGAAAATACATTTGCAATGATTGACATTTAGAATTAGAAATTACATCAGTAATGTTTGTATATATTGCAGAATACCTAGTCATTTCTGTGGTTGCACCTGTATTAATAGGTTTGGCGTATGCAGATAGTATCCCACTTGCATTTGTGTATACTGGTCTCACAAAGAAAACGTTACCTGCAAGAGGCTCCTCGCTTTTTAATTCTATTGACCAGGCATAATTCTTACCAACTAGTGGTCGAGGTAAGTTATTAAAATACAGTCCAAAATTACCCGTAAACTTGCTCAAGTCAACTGTGAATGAATCTCCGTTATCGGTTACCCAATTTTTATCTGGCGGAATAGGTGCGGAACCTTCTTGTGTCCATGAGGTTGATATATCTGAATAAGAAAGATTAGTAATCAAGTTAGGTCTTCCCGAATAGTCATAGTTCCCAAAATCCAATGAATTAGAATACATCACTTGTAAGTTACCTAATTTAGAAATTTCTTCTTTCAGAGCATCTAACTTGTCTTGTAGCGTTTTAGCTTGACCAGTTAAATCAGTAATCTGTTGATTTAAGCTATCCACTCTACCTTCGATTTCAGCCATAAAAGCATCAAAAGTTTCGTTATACTTTCGAATCAACTCTTCTAATTGCGAAACATATTCATCGGCTTGGCCTTGCGAAATGTCAGACACTCCTAGTGAGAAAAAAATGATATCTTGCGTTGTTAAAATTTGATTGTCTTTTCTATATTCTACATAGCAGTGTTTATAATATCCTGCTTCACTCATAAATGTTCCATTAAGAGAAAACGTGACTTCTTCACTAGTTACACTAGTTGCCACACTATCTACGTAACGGTTAGATGGTGTTGTTCCTTTTAAAGTAAATGTTCCGCCACTCGTATCCATCTGCAAGCCATTTAGAAACGGTTTAACAGTCACCGTAATCCCTTTATCACCTTGACGAGCCATAATAGCTTTGGTGTAGTTTAATTCTTTGCTGAAATCTAAAGCCAAATTATATAAACTGCTAGCCATTTATATACCTCCTTGTCTTCGTTTTAAAAACGTTTTTGGTCAAGCACTGTGCTATCATATGCTGTATCCTCTTTTAATCTAATATCTTCATACCCTAGACGGTGTGCCACTAAATTCCATCTAACTAATACGTTTGGCTTACTAGTTTCAATGATGAAATGGTCAATATCTTCATGAGTAACAGCACACAAAACTAGTTCTGTAGGTGTCACATGTGTCATATATCGACTTAGATTTACTGTCTCAGCAAACATGGGGTCAATATCAACACGAACTTTACCATCATCACCTGTGACGGCTTCCCCATAATCAGCGAAATAATATTCTGGAGTTTCATAAGCGTTCAATAGTCGTTGTCCATAATGTTCTGTCGGTACAGTTGAGTTTTTAGTACCTCTAACAGTAAAATCTTTATATACTTGTACCGTTGATTGTTCAAACCTTGCAAGTTTCCCATCTTCCCATGAACCAAAAAAACAACCTGGCAACGTTAGCATACCGTCACTAGTAAATTTCATAGTCCTGCCAGCTACTTTAAACTCCCATGAACTACCCGCACTACCATTAATGCTTAAAGAACTACCGTCGCCATCAGTTATATAACTAGCGTTGCTATACCTGAAATTGGGCGCACCAAAAGATAAAAACGGTCTGTTATTGCCATTATCCCACGTACTAAAAACCAAGTTACCTTGTGGATTTCTAATCATGAAACCACCACCAGTTTTCATGGTGTATGATACAATACCGGCATCAGCACTTACATAATCACGTGCTTCTAGCTCCATAATATCTTTGTTAACTTTTTTTGAATACCAAGTCATTTTGCCATTAGCAATACTTGTTCTATAATCAGTGCCATCACTAATTAATGTAGTACCTCTAATAGTAATCCCTACTATCTCACCAGCTGTAATAAACGAGGCATTGAATCCGCCATCTAACGTCCATGCGGTGTCATACGTTCCATTAATGCCAGTTTTAGAGAAACCAATACCAGCGTTGTTGATTTGTAAAACGTTCCGTGCAGTATTCTTATCTGGCGTGTCCATAATCAAAATACGACTAGGTGCTTCTTTAGGATCTAATAAAACATACCCACCATCTTGGCCAGTAATTATATCAGTTTGATGATCTACAATATCATTGATTAAATCACTGATTTCGCCACCATTTTTCAATTGATCAATGGCATCATTAATCAAATTGCTTACATTATTCTCTGTATTTTCTAAGAAGTTTGTTTTGACGTTTCCTACAACTAATTTATCGTATGAATTAGTTAAAACATTAAACGTATATTCCACGATTCTCGCTGACATATTCACTTTTAACTGTGGATGATACACATCTACTCCGTCGCCCATCGAAACTTTTTCTAGATCAACAAATTTTTCATAGCCTCTTTGATGCCTCAATGGTACTAATTCAATCGAACCACTCACTTGTGGTTTTTGTTTATCTATGTTTGTTTTCAACCAGTCTTTAGCAGCTTCCCTTAATGTGGCTACATCAGTCGCTTTGTCTTTAAAATCAACAAAAGAAACATATCCAGCAGGATAATCATCCACGTAATCCGTGAAAATAACTTCTTCTGGTAGAGTGATCTCGTCTTCTCCTTCTGAAGAGCTGCTAATGAATGGATAAACTCCAACTAAAACACTTTGAGCATCTATCTCTAAGTCAATACCAGTTAAGTTTTTAGTATAAATCGCTTTGATTTTATGATCCGTACCTAGACTTTTTTCATGACGTAATGTGTTATTATCTTTTAGAAATTCACCATGAAATCGATCTAGAATAGATCCCTCTTTTCCACCAAAGAATTCTAAAAAATTCGCTTTTTCTATCTTCACATTAGCAAGCGTATCTACTAACGATGAGAAAGAAAACTGCGAAGGAATAGCTGGTTTTGCTAAAACTTTTGCATTTTGCCATGCCTGAGTAGCAGTGATTTTTTCTGTTCCGCTGTCATATTTATTCAACACCGATTTTCTTATATCATTGAAAATAGGTTCAGCTTTTACTTCTATCGTATTTCCTATTACAGAAGTCTTTGCATAATAGATCCGTAGACGTTGTTTTGCTCGATTTTCATCTACATAACACTGAATTATACGTCCTTCTACAATCAAATCTGCATTAGTTCCGCTTATTGGATAAGTACCCTGAAATATCTCGGCTCCGTTTAGTTTATTGCTAACAGTAGCTGTTAACCAGTCTGATAAAGCACCTAAACCTTGCGTATCATATAAATGTTCAGCTAAATTATTCGCGTCATTTTTATCGTAAATAGTTATTAAATTATCGATCATCTATTTCACCTACCTTAACCCGTTACGATAAATTTGTATTTTGCTCAAACCAGTACAATTAAAATGATTAATATCCACTTGCAATGTCGGATATTGCATGGTCTTCATTTTATTGGACCGATCTAAAATATCTCCGTCCAATTGCTCTTCGTAGCAAAGCATTAAATCACTATCAATGACTACGTCAGTTCCTACTACTAAGCCTTCGAAACTAAACACATAATCATTTAAGATGAACTGGCATGAAGTAGCTGAAGGAGTGATGATAATCTTTGGAAAACTTTCTTCTAAACTATTATTCAGCAAGCTAAATGATCGTGGTTTATCTACAGTTATAGGCACATCTTCTTGAACTCTTGCGAATGGTTTCGCAGTAATGTTTACATCGAACTCTCCCCATTCAACGATATCGTTTTCTGCATCCCCAATATCGATAGTCTGGATAACATAATAGACATTGGGATCATCAGAGAATTCTAATTTCTTTGCATAGTTTAACCAATGACGCATGATATAAAACGATTGCTTGAACGCTTTATGGTCTTCCACATCCTCTAAATAGTTATAGTGCAATGTAAACGACATGTCTTCAAACGAGTAATCTTGCACTAAGCCACCTAACCTTCCTAAAACAGAAGTTTCAACTCTCTGTCTTTTTGGAGAAGGTATGGTTGGTCTTTCAGCTAAAGCCAATTTATGCAAATAATCAGGAAATCCATCGATTATAGAATGTATACAATCAGTCATTTTTTCACATCCTTTTTAATACTATTATTTGTCAAATTAAGTGAGACAAAACTTTCCATTTACGTAACTCAAAAAAACTTCTAATGGTGTTTGGTAATTTAGTGATTTTCTAGGGATATGGTTTCTTTTGGACGCAACGGATGAGATGAATCCTTGATTGACTTGGTTGAAGTCCATTTCTTTTGGTAGTCCATCTTTTCGGAGGAGTCCGTTTGAATGTTCATTTAATCCCCGTTGGGAAGGCGTTCCTGGGTCTGCGAAATAAATATCAATATCATTCGTATTACTAATACTTTTCCAATTAGAGAATTCTTTTCCACAATCAAAGGTAATTGATTTGAAAAGATTTTTGGGTACGGATTGAAGCCATTCATTAATCGAATTTTCAATATCAACTGCCTTACGGCCTTCTGGTTTCAAGGCGATAATGGCTTTTGAAAGTCGCTCAACGAGTGTGATGACGGCACTTTTATGGTGGATGCCGACAATCGTATCACCCTCTAAATGTCCAAATTCTTCTTCGAAAACGACATAATCTTTTTTACGTTCAGAAATATTTCTTTTGAATGCCTGTTTTCCACGTTTTTCCTTATAACCATTTGGTTTTCGTTTTCCTTGCATCGGTAAATGTAAAACATTGAATTCTCCCGTCTTAAACCGGCGATAGAGGGTACTTACTGAACAAGAGAAGGTTCGCTCTGCACGGCCAATAATGACGTCTGGGGTCCAACCTTCAGTTGATCTTTTTGCAAAGTATTCTTTTTCCTCAGCAGGAAAAATGATTTCGGTTCTCCCACAACGTCGCTTATTTTCTTTGTATTGTTCAAAGTATTCAAGTGCTGTTCCACCACATTTGAGAAAGTTATAGACATTGTAAATTGTTTGGCGTCCACGTTTAAGCTGCTTCGCAACGATAGCAACCGGAGTTTCTTGATGAAAATATGCTTCTATCATTACAAGCTCGTTTGGTGTAAGATGGGTATAAGTCATTTATGTTCACTCTCCTTGTATGCTTTAGCGGGTATTACAATTTGAGTGTAACATAAATGGCTTTTTTATTTGTCTCGCTTAATTATACAAACGGCGTACTAAAAAAACAGGAGAAATACTCTCCTGTTTAACGCCATGCCGAAGCATTATCATTTTGAACTTTTGTAATGTTATCAATGATTTGTTGAGTTGTTTGCTTCATAGTAACTTCATCTGCGTTACCATCAATTGTGAAATTGAATTCGTAATTGTTCACAGGTTGAACCGTTTGTGCCCTAGATGAAACTGAGGTGCTACTCAAGATACGATCACCAATTTCTTGCAGCACAGATCTTTTCAAAGGTAAAACTGCTTCAGGCCCTGCTTCACCGACACCGATAATATTCGGAGAATTAAACACACTACCTTTCGCATACCAATCAACACCCAACGTTGGGATTTTTCCCTTCAATGGATTGAATTCCCCACTCAATTTAAAATGTGGTAACGGAATATGTGGTATCGAAATATTCAAATTATCAAAAAGGCTGCTGATTTTATCTCTAATCCAATCAATTGGAGCGCTAACAGTCTTTTTGATACCTTCCCAAATGTTAGCAATTGTACTTTTAACATTATTGAATATGCCGGAAACAATACTTGTTAGATTGGACCAACCGCTTGAAATTGCATTTTTTCCGTCGTTTACTTTAGAGCTGATAGTGCTTGTAATTCCATTCCAAAGGTTTAAAGCAGTGTTTTTGATACCGTTCCAAATTCCACTAATCCACGAAGATATGCTATTCCAAACACTTTGAATGGCACTTTTAGCTGCATTTATAGCATTGCTTATACTGCTTGTCACACTATTCCAGATATTTGATGCTGTAGAGCTGATTGAATTCCAAATTCCACCTAACCAACTAGATACAGTTGACCAAATATTTTGAATTACTGTAGCAGCTGCTTGTACCAAGCTAGTGATTGTATTCTTGATACTGTTCCAAATACTAGAAGCTGTTGCACTAATTGAATTCCAAATATTTGAAGCCGTAGTACTAATGGATGTCCATATACCGTTCCACCATGCCACAATTGGATCAAATATAGTATGGAATGTAGTTACAATTCCATTCCAGGCGATGCTTACCCATTGTGTCATAGTATCCCAAATATTTTTAAGGAAATCAGAAATAGGTGTCCAAACAGCTTGCCAAGCTGTGCCTAATAACTGTCCAGCTACATCAAAAATACCCACGATAATATTAATACCAGCTTGAATCAATGACGTTATTAATGTCCATGGTATTTGAACAATTCCTACAATGTCTGCCCAAATAATCGACCATACTTCTTTGACTCCGTTCCAAATATTTGAAACCCAATCAACGAATGCTTGCCAAGTCTCTTGGACTCCTTGCCAGATGTTGGAAGCTCCTTCAACTAATCCGCTCCATAACTCTCCAAACCAATCAGAAACTCCTTGCCAAATTTCTTGAACCCAATCTACAAATCCAGACCAGGTTTCTTTGACTCCATCCCAAACTGATGAGGCACCTTCTTTTATACTTTCCAAAGTACCACCCAACCAATCAGTGAATTTACTCCATATTCCCTTAAACCAGTCAGTAATTGCACCCCAGTTTTTTATAATTGCTATAACTCCAGCAATAGCAGTAATAACTGCTCCTATTATTAATGTAGTAGGACCACCTAGAGCCATGAAGCCAACTATTATTGGCATTAATAAAGTAAATGCAGCAGTCAATCCGCCAATTGCTACGGCATAATCCTGTACTGGTTGTGGAAGATTATTAAACGCATCAGCCATCTTTCCTAGAAAATCAATTACTGGTTCGAGTGCATCTATGATTGTGTTGCCTATAGGAGCTAATGAATCCTTTAATTCAGCTATTTTCCCGTTCAACTCTTGCAACGGAGTAGTAGAATCTTCATTCATTTTTTGTGCAGATCCACTAACATCATCAAATGTATGGTTAACATCAGTTAAAGATTGGACAACTTTCATCGCATTATCTTCGCCAAGCGCAGACCAAATTGTCGAAGCTTTATTTAATTGGTCGTATTGACCATCCATATTGCTAAAATCTTGAATCATGGAATTAATAACGTCTTTTTGTGTTCCTCCGCCATTTTTCCACTCTTCAAAAGCTTTTCTAGTACTTTCACTAAACATATCCATGTTTTGCTCAAATCGACCATCTGTTAACGATATTCCCATTTCCTTAACTAAGTCATTGACTTTATCAAGGTTATAAGCACCCGCATCTAAACCATTTTGAAGCATTCCGAACGTTTCATCAGCTGAATATCCCATTTGACTCCATAATTGGCTATATTCTGCCATATTGTCGCCTAATTCGTGCGTTTTATCTAAACCGTTTTGAGTACCCGAAACCATTAAATCCATTGCATCTTGAGCACTCAAGCCGAAATTGACCATTAAGCCATTTACACCACGTAACGTTTCATCCATATCAGCGCCCATGGTGTTTTCTAGGACCATAGCTTGTTCCGTGATATTTTGTAAATCTTGATTATTTAAATCGCCTAAATTACGCTTTACCAAAATCAATGCATCTGTGGACTGATCTAACGATTCTCCAAAACCTTTATAATAAATGTCTCTGGCTACATTCGTTAATTCTTCAGCCTCTTGTTTAGTCAAACCAAAATTAGCTTGTATCTTACTCTGGGAACTACCTACACTGTTAGCTGAGTCCACTGCTTGTTTCCCTAATTCTGTAAGCTTATCGCCAATGTCGCTTAAAACGTCAGAAGCTTCCATTAAATTATTCATATCTATTTTGCTTCCGATATCGTCCAAGTTAGTTGTATCTACATTTTTAGCAGCTTGTCCTAACTCTTCAAATTCACGTTCAGCATCATTAAGCTTCGCTTCCATCTGCATTGCTTCTGTGGATGTAGCGCCAAATTCAGACTGTGTAGCTTCTAACTGTCGTCTTAGGATATCTATCGTTTTCTCCGCATTTTCAGATTGTTGAGAAACAAATTCTTGGGCTTTCGCTAATTTCTCGGATTCAGAAGCTGATTGACCAGCAGTTGCTTGCCATTTTTTATATTCTGATTCAATCAGAGAAGCACTAGCTTGAACATTTTTCTGTTCACTGTCCAACTGTTGCATTGTAGACTCGTACGTCTGTATTTCGCCTTTTGCTTGAGCTAGTGCATTACTCGTTTTATCAATTTCGTTTGACAAACGTTGTTGTGCTGTTTGTTGATTAATCAGTTCTCTTTCAAGTTTCTGAACTTCGGTGGAATTTTCTCCATAATATTTTTTGGCATTGGCTAAACGTTGACTAGTTACTTCAACTTTTTGACTTTGTAATTCATACTGCTTTTCTAAAGAAGATAATTTACTTCCTAACTTGTCTGATTCAGAACCAGTCTGTTGCAATTGAGCTTGTTCTAGTTTTAATTCTGCTCTATTTTTAGTTAATTCAGCACTGATTTCTTTTAACGTAGATTTCAATCCGTCATCGTTAGCTATGAAAGTTACTTCTGCTTCTGTTCTCTTTTTAGCCATTTTTTACCTCCTTTCTTTAGTTTTTATGGGATTGGTTTATTGCATAGTTTTTCCATCCTTCATAAGCACTCTTGTTGTAAGCCATTTGCAAAATGTCATCTAAACAGATATCGCTTAAAACCAAATCTGAAGGCATAGAAAAAACGTCGGTCAACATCGAATAGACATCGACCCACGTTTCAACTAAGAGCTTTGGCATTTTTACTTTTGAAGCTTTTTTTCCTTATTTGCTTTTTCGAATTCTTTTTGATAGGCATCTCGTGCTTGTTTGAACATCATCAATTGATAAATATAGCTGGCAGTAGCCATATCAAAATCCCATTTATCGATAAATTCATCGAATGAAATATAATCAGTCATGTTCGCTTGGCGGTAAGCAATATACACAGCCTTTGCACCTTGAATAACAGAAATATCCATGGATCCTTTTCCCACAGTCATTTTTGCAAACTCGTCTGTGTTAAAATCTCTATTGATCATCAATAATTTCTTGATATTCAGTTTAGGTTCTAAATTCAAAATTGTTCCATCGTTTAGTTCAATTTTTGAGTAATCTTCGTTCATTTTGCTACCTCCGTTTTATGTTTAAGCTTGAGTCGTTGTAGTAGTGGTTGTTGAACTCTTTTTAATCACATCAGCAGATAGATTCGTCATCCATTGATCTGTTAAGTCTTCTTCAAGTTCTGCAACAATTGCTTCATGATAGAATTTACCAAATTCATCTTGCATAACTTTTGTTTCTAGTTCTAAAGCAGCTACTTCATCCGCACCATTTTCAATAGAGAATGTTAATCCTGTATTCGAAGTGCATGCTAACATACCAACTAACTTGCTATTTTCTTCGAAGTCATCCACGATCTCTGCAGCAAGTGAGAAATCTTCGCCTACGGAATCAGGACCGTAAGAGTAAATGCCTGGTTTAATACGTTCATCTTGTTTCAACCCATTGAAACGTCGATAAACTTCCATCGGTACATGTGCAGTAATTGTTACCGTCATATTGATTGGTTTAGATTTTGATTTTACTTCTGTCGCTCCACATTTTTTAACCACCGTTTGCATTTCTGTTTCGCCATCTAATTGTCCGTTACAATCTGTTGCGATTGCATTTTCTGCATTCTTAAAATTAAAAGCAATTCGTTTGATACTCACGTTATCGAACGTTGTTACTACAGTTGTTGTTTTAGCCATTGTTGTTCCTCCTATTTATTTAATTTATCGAATTGACGAATCAGAAGTTCTGTAATTGGATCAAGTGCAAGACCTAATCCTCTTCTCATGAATTCGTCTGGCTGATTTCTTTTAGAAGTACCTATCCCCAAATCAGGATATTTTAAATACTCAAATTTTCTTGTAGGTCTAATGATGAAACCCAAATTAATATATTGAGTCTTAAGTGGACGACTATTTTTTGCGTGTTGGTGTCCTCTTCTTAAATCTGCTTCAGAAACAGGAATTTTTTCTGTAATCCTATCCACTGCAATAGCCGAACCCTTCGATTTCAATGCTTCATTGATCAGTCGTTCACTCTCGCTTGAATAGCGTTCCATCCGCACAAGAAGTTCATCATGCCCATTTATTTTTAGCTCCCAACTATTTTTAGCCATGACAATCACTCTTCAATAATCGTCTAAACGTAAATACCAATTGATCGATATAGCGATCTTGATTTTCTAGTTTTAAATGGTTGGGATCCATTCTCTGAAAACGAATCGAACGATTTTGAATCAATGAAATAATATCTAGTGAATCTCCTGTTAAATCTTCTCTATTTTCTGAATAGAAAGTTAGATATAGATTTTGACCCACGCTATATTTTGGTTCAGTGATCATTTCTATTTCTCCTGTTTCGAGAATGAAGTAATTAAAATCATCAGGTAGCTCATCCTCGCCAACAGAGTCTTGAAAGAGTTTGAGCTTAAAATGTTCTTCTAAGGAAGTTTTGATAGCAGAAATTTGCTTATTTAAACGTTCTTTTTCTTTAGAATTATCAATAACCATATTCACCCACACTTTCAAGATAAAAATAGATATAAAAATTATCGTAATCGGCATAGATAACGTTGTAACGCATACTATCGATTACGATAAAATATTGATCTTTATTAAATTTCTTGGCGATCGGATGAAATGGAGTCTTTACTTTCTTAGTTAATTTCGATCCCATCGCATCCATAGCTGTTATATCACTATCTCTCATGGAAAGATTTCTAAATTTTAAAGAAGTGATTTCTGTATCTTCTACACCAATCTTTTTTCCTAGTTCATTTCTTTTGGTAGTTTGCGTCAAAATCTTTAACCAACCATCGTTGAATGTTTCTTCGAGTCTACGATTATTCGCCATTCCCATCACCTGCAATATATTCTTGTAGCGCATAATGTTGAATGAAACCTAATAACTCACTAGCGAAATTTTGTTCAAACTCATCTAAAGCACGATTCCAGTCGTATCTACATCTTTCGATTAGCAATCCGTATTCTAAGCTTTCAGGAGAAAAAGAAAGTGTTGTACTCACTTTACTTTGAAGATAAACAGCATTTTTAGCTATCATCTTTTTAATTGACTCATCTTCTTCGTTCCAGGTAACGTAAATATTATCCTTCACAGCTATTAGCAATTCTTCAGTCACTTGTTCAGGCGTCATCTAACCACCGCCTTAATTGCTTTAACATATGCGTAAGAGCATTTTTTCTTGTTTACAAATGATAAATCTTCATCAAAAGGCGTGGAAGTAACGTATCTCCCTTTGAAAAATAAATCTTCATCATTTGTTGTTACTCCAGCGTTATGCAAGATTTTTACTTCTTTAAATTTTTCTATTGGATCAGTAGCAAAACAAAAGTTTAATTCCTCGTGAACTTTAGGACCAATATTGAAATACATCATGTTCCAAAGCTGTGCCCACATCTCGGCTGTCCAAATCTGTACATTTGTTTTTTGCCCTCTAAGGTAGCGATATAGCCGATTAGAATCCAGATAAACCTTTTTCCAATAATTCGCTTTAGGACGGTTAATAACCCACTGTGCGCCTCCTGAATTAGTGTTTATAGTTTCCAAAGATTCTACTCTAACATTTACAATATTTGCCATATCTTTTAGAATATTTTCTCCGTTTTCACAGCTTCTAATATAATCAAGACTTAGATAACTACAGCAGTCGCTACAATACCAAACATCATCTTTAGAAGGCAATTTGCGCAAATTAATTCTTTTATTGAAAATGACATCCGAATCGATATAGAAATATCGGTCGTCCTCACGCGAATGATCTTCTTCTAAATATTTCCACCATAAATATGGTTTAATCGAAGGAATATACTCTTTGTCGTCCCGCAGATCATCGTACACATGAACTTCAACGCCATATTCCTTCTCAAAAAAAATAGGAATCTGATCATCGTGTCTGCTGAAAAGCAATACGATATCTTTGATTCCTAGTTTCTTCAGATTAGTTAAACAAACTTCAAGCTCCCATTTAAACCGATTGATTGCCGGCTGACAAAGAATATACTTCATTCTGATCACCTACGCTTGTGTTGTAGTTGTTGTGGTTGTTGGTTTTGTAGTTGTAGTAGTAGTTCCCAAAGCGCTAATATCTAATACAATGAAACTATCATTACGTTTAGGTTGTCCGTTTGCATATTGTTTAGCTAGATAAATGCGTTCGTCTTCAACAAAATGGTATTCATCTGAAGCTTCAATTTTTAGCGTAGATCCTACACCCATGAAGTAATCTGAAGCTACCCCAATAACTGCTTTTCCTTCTGGCACAGCTGTTGACTGCAAGTCTGAAACTGGTACTGGCAATACTTGTACATATTCTCCATTAGCAGTTAGTACGGTTTTAGCTGGGAAAACTTTAGACCAGTAATCTGTTGGATTCACAATTAGGACCACATCAGAAGGATTTACATTACGATAAATCGGATCATCTACGCCTTCGATATTGAATTTTGATAGTCGTGCCATCAAACCGCCCATAGTTGCAGCATCTAAAGCTGTAATAGGTTCTGCTGTTTTTTCAGCATATTCTCCGCTAGTTTGTTTGCTCATATCACGCATCATTCCGACTGGCATATCTTTACCAGTACCATCAACGATTGCTTGTTCTAATGCAATTCTCAATGATTCTACTAAAACAGTACGGACATAACGATCTAACCATACTGGACCTAAGTCAAGCATTGCCTTACATACAGGAATATAACCTGATAGCTTGAACTGCTTCATGTTAATTACGTCAAAGCCATTATCTAAAACTTTTTTAACAGCTTCGCAAAGTTTACCCCACCATGCTGGATTGACTCCACGTGACACAATCCATTCTGTTACACCAGTTGTGTTAACAAAAGTAATTTTTTGCAATAGTGGATGAGATTGTTCTAGATCTTCAAATACGCGTTCAAATACAGTAGCTGGTACTAATTCTTCAACTCCTGCAAAACCTTCGTTATTCACTACTTCGTTATAGAATTTTGTTTCTTGTGTAGTTAGTACACGCTGACCACGGTTCATTAATACTAATTGATCTTGATTTTTTGCTGTTGCTTCTTCTAAAATTTTATCCTGAATTTCCTTAGATAAACTTACCATAGCTGCGCTAAAAGATTCTTCGTTACCATCTTTAAAAGCTTTCATCAATTGGTCGCTTGCAGCTGTTACACCTTTTAAATTTTTAACTGTCATTATTTTGCATCTCCTTGTCCAAATGTTTTATTTAATGCTGCTGTAAATGCAGCAATTTTTTCTGCTCTTTTTTCTTCAACGTCATTCAAAATTTCTTCAACGCTTTGTTCTTTCTTAGCTTCAGTACCTGCGCTATTTTCTGCATCGATAATTTCATCGACCAATCCATAACTCAAAGCTGTTTCTGCATCCATAAACGATTCTTTTTCAAGAAGTTCTTGCAATGCTTCATCTGTACCGTTGAATCGTGTTTTATATGAAGCCTTTACCGATTTATCAATTGATTCCAATTGATCAGCAATCGTGCGGAAGTCATCGACATTTCCTTCTCCATATGTGGAAGCGCGGTGAATCATCAATTGTGCATTGTTGTAAATTTTTATAGTATCGCCAGCCATTGCGATAATTGAAGCAGCACTAGCGGCTAAGCCGTTAATCACAACGTTAACTTTTGCTTTATTTGACTTAAGTAAGTTCCCAATAGCAATCCCTTGAAATACGTCTCCACCGTTTGAATTAATCACTACTTCAATTTCTTCTTGATCACCTAGACTATCCAAAATATTTTTGATTCCCTTATCAGTATTCCCTTCAAAGAACCAACTAGAGCCAATAAATCCCTGAATAAAAATTTGCGGTACTGTTCCTTCATTCTTTACCGCTAGAAATGTTTTCATTGTCGTCATTCGCCTCACCTCCTTTCGATACTTGTTGGTTGTTTTTAGTTATAAATATTTCATCTGCCATCGCCTTATCAGAGCGATCATTTCCAACGCGTTCTCTTCCTTCGTTGATTGTAAATACCCCATTTCTAATGCCTACATCAATAGCGTCAACCAAATCTTTGAAGCTAGTAATCTTGATCATAGTTGTATCAACACGTACAAAATTCCCTGACAAGTATTCTTCTGCTTCATAGAGACTAGCGTTAAACGCATCCTGAATAAGTTCAGCAATTGGAATGATTTCGAACATTAAAAAAGCGTCCACTTGATCCGATAACCCACTCATGTCTCCCTTTAGTAGGTTTTTCGGAACGTGAAACGCTGCTGCTGTCATCTCAAAGATGTCGTCTATTAAGTTTTTTATATCTCTTGAATTGCTTTGGAAGTTTCCGCTGAAATCTTCTAAATTGAATCCTTCTTGTAGTTGGAATACTGCCCCTGCATTGTCCGCTTCCATGAATGGTTTGAACTGCGATGTCATCATTTTATTGATTTGGTCTTGTGTTGTATTGTCTTGCGGTCGGAATAAATTCCCTTTCAGTACGTATCTACGAGCGTTAGAACGCTTGTAAACATTCATGGCACTAGAAATGAGTTTCCCATACGCTTGATAATACGCATCGACTAGTTGCCTAATTTGTTGATCTGCGTATTTTATATAGATAACATCACTTTCTAGAAATTCTCTATCAAGGACTATGTTGTTAATTTGCACTTGAGAAAACACATCATCTTTTAATGCATACTCTGTGATATCCCAACTATCCGCAATAAATATTTCGCTAGAATTATTAGACGGAGAAACGATCAATACTTCATTGTAGAATATTAATCTCCTGATCAGTTTTTTTCTAAATTCTGTTGCATTATTTTTCTTATTAGGAGCTACATTTAGCCTATAGTAAAGATCATTCTTTTTATTTTTTCCATCTTCATATGACTTGAATTCCGCTTTGCTCATCGCATTTGCAATCAAATCAATACAAGTTTCAATTGCAAATTTTCGATACACAAAATCAACTTGCAATTTACAAAAATATTCTTCTAAAGGAACTGTTGCTTTTTTTGTGAAGTATCCTACCGCCTTTTGAAAAATCCCCACTTTCTCACCTCCTTTCAAGTTAGAATACTAGAGGAGTAAATCCAGTTCCTGTATTTTCTACTGAGCTATTTGTGACTGTTACAGGAGCAGAATCATAAATATCATCTAAAAAATTCAAACCATGAAGGAATGAAAAAAAGCCATCCGTTTTTCTAGTTTCAGGTTCTATTTTTTCATAGCGTATATTTCCATTAGAAATATGCTCTTCATATACATTCATGCAATACCAACGCATAATCGCATCGTCACCAAAAAATAAACGTTGATTAATAAAAAGGTCATCAACCAGATCTTTTAACATACCATGTGTAACAGATCCGCTTCGAACAATTTCCACAGTAAAACCTGCTTCTTCTAAAGCGGGCTTCAATATTTTTGCACGGTACATATCCATAGCGATTTTTTTAATATAATATTTATTACTCATTTCAAGAAACCAACCTACAATATAATCAGCTTCTATATTTTTCCCATGAACGATTTGTGATTTTCCTTGATCTATAGAAATATCTATAACCTCTCGTTTTATGTTCTGTAATCGAAGAGCTGATTCGTGGATAAAAGTATGTTGGGTAAAATACACATCTTTATCATATTTTCCTAGCAACCCAACACTGGCAAAATCTCGTCTATCAGCAAAATCGACTGTTCCTATCACTTCATCCATTTTTTCAGGAAATTCTTTTTCTTTCGTATGCAGAACATCATCATATGAAGCAACAGCAAATCGTGTATCTTCCATAGGTCTGTTCATTCGTTTTGTCATGAACGTAAGTCTTAAACCAGCATTACGTTGCATTTGAGAGTATTCTTGAAACATTTTCCGTTTTAAATCTGCATTGTAATTAATAGTTGGACAAGCTTTTTCCCACATGTCGGGATCATCAACTTCATTATCGTTATCCAAGCGACAAATAAATGGAAACAAACTAGAAAATTCTGCTCCATCCTTGTCAATTCCAAGTTCTCCAGAAAGAATCATTTTTGATTCTTCTATAATGTCATCAAGCGGACCACCACGAACATGACCATTAGTTGTATCATAAAATTCTCTATAATCTCGAATTTTACCACCACCAGAAGTAGCCACATTTATCATTGAATAATCTTCATTTTCGTGAATTTCATCAAAGCGGTTTGCACCTGGTCGCTTCCCATCTTTTGTTCTAGCATTTGCCGTGTTATAACGAAGTTTGCTGTTTGTAGCGATATTTTGAATAACTTCCTTCGTAGCTTTAAATACTTTTTTATCTAAATCAGGATGATCTTTAATTACTTTAAATACATCATCAAAACTAGTCTTTGCTTGGCTTTCGTTATTGGCATAGATATCAATATCATAATTTTTAATACCGTGTTTTGCAGTCAGCAAGAAAAAATTGTTCCAAGAAGCAAAACCAGTTTTACCATTACCACGTCCCATTAATGAAAGATATCTATTGAAAACTAGCGTTTTATCTTTTTTCCATCGGACTCCATAAATAAAACATTGTAGAAATTTTTCCCACGGAATTAATTCAAATGGAAAGTATTGTGCTGGTATATTGATTGAATCCTCTACCATCTGCTTATCGAAGTAAATATCTTCTCTAGTAAAGACTCTTTCTTCTAGATAATTTTTTAGCAATAATTGCTCTTTGCATACCTTGATAGTGCCTTCTTCTATAGCTTTGAACCAATTTTCAATATGCTTATAACTCAGGAATTGATTCATTTGCTTCACCTACCAATTCAGGAGTAATGGCAAGTTTATCCAACATCAATCCCATTTGTTTGTTGACAGAAACAAGCAACGCTACTGATTCATTCTTTTTACCATTCTCCAATCTAATGCCGTTCTCGGATATATCTTCTTCCAGTGATATCGCCGTTTCCCATAAACTGATATAACGATCAACATTATCTAAGAATGGCTCAATATTTGTTTTCTGACTTTCCAATTGGCTTATTAAAGAGCGGCGTAATTTTTCTCTGTAGCGATTTTGAGACAATTCGTTTTTAAACATTTTAGCCCTCCTTTCATGATAAAGTTCGAAAAAATCTCTTTTCCTGACAGCCCCCTCCGTTTCATCACCCCCAAAAAATTTGCGATTTATTTTAAGGGGGGTTATCTCACCATTGGAATGAAAGCTTCAGCGAAGTCAATGTAATAATTAATCTCTTCAATGCCATATCCAAAAACATTTTTTATTCTTTCAACGTTATTATCTTTATTCAATGCTTCTCTTACTTGATTCACTTTGTATTTGCTACAACAGTTATCTGATAACAGATCCCTGATACCTACATAGCGAACGTATATCAAACGTTTAATTAATCCCTGTATATAAGATGAATACTCTTCAATCTTTTCTGTGTCATACTCTCTGCCATTGTCATTGATGATCATGCACTTACCACCTTTCACTTGCGTCGAAGTTAGCAAAGCTTTCTATCTTCTTCTCTTGTTTATCTAATGCTGTAAGATATCTGCCATGAACTTCATTATGATGTTCAACACATAAACAAATAAGATTATCTAAATCTAAAGCTAAGTCAGGTCTATCCTTGACTTCCTTTATATGATGAACGTTCTCTACTCTATGATACTTACCTAGTCTTCTACACTCTTGGCATTCATAGTGATCTCGTTTCATCGCTTTCTCTCTAAGCCTGCGCCATTTAGGAGACTGATAGAACTTAACCAAACGATCTTCTCTTATCAACTGTAATAGCCACCTATAGAATTCCTCGGTCATGATCCGTCTCCTTTCGCAATCTTATTTAATGCTTAGCTATTCTTTTGCCATACAATGGAATAACTTCGTCGTTTTCCTTTCGTTTATATGTATCGCTCTTTATTGGTCTTCTATACTTTCGTACTATCTCACCGTTACCGTTTTGTACAGCGATTACTTCATACTTCTGTTCTAAGTATTGTGGTCTATACATTGTTGTTAACCTCCTTTATGTAAAATAAAAAGACCACTCAACGAGTGATCTAATATGTAAAAGCAACCTACACACAGACAAGTCTAATACTTCCTGCGCCTACCCACTTCCTCAATACCTCGGTTGCTAAAAGTCACTGGCAATGAATCGAACATTGCATGGTTGCCGAAGCATTGACCTAGCACACATGCTTAGCGTCTACCCTTTCCGCCACAGCGATAGATTAAACTTGTGAAAACAGTTACATCATGTATAATCTTATTTATCAGCTAGTGGTCCGCTGAAATAAATAATAAAAGGTTGATTAGAATGAATGAAAGAGAATTTGAAGAAAGATTTGCTAAAATGCTAGATCGCTTTGACGATATGTACGATCAAGAAGAAAATTATTTACGTAATGTTGAAATAATTCAAGAGCAAATGCCTGAAGCTACAGAAGCTGAAAAAAGGATGTTCTTACAAGATTCAATAAGTAGAGAAAGAACTAATAACTTGATTCGTGTTGCACTTAAAGAGTTTCTACTAAATAAGTGAATAAATTGCTCACAATAGTTTTCTCATCTATTTATCCACATCAGCTAAAATTATTAGACAATAGTAAATATGAAAAAAATTATATTTACCTTTTTTTCTTCATATTCGCTATTGTCTATCGAAGCTTAATTACAACAATGAGGGAGATTTCCTCCCTTACATTTTATTTTGTCGATCCTGTTTCCTAATCTTTCGACACTACCATAATATCACGTTAAATCGTTCAAAAACCCTACACTTTCCCTACAAAATCCCTATAAAAACCCTACAAAATCAACGATACTTAACTAATACGCCTTTTTTATATGCTTCTGCAAATTCGATCAACGCGATGGATTTCAATTTTTCTACGTTCTTCTCTCCGTATCCTCGTATCAATTGACCTATTTCATAATTAGAGTGCTTATTTACGTCACAGAAGCTGTAGTAGAGTATCTGACGGCTAATCAGACTAAGAGCCATCAAAGCCGCTAAAATCGCGTCTCTCTCCGCTTCTATATCCATCATCTGAATGATCGCGTCTTCTGTCTTATTGCCGTGCTTCGGTGCCTTCGGCATATCCGTAATAATCGGAGACTTAATATCTATCAAAGAGCGACCTGCCATCCGCTCCAAACGCCGAAAGTTTTTCAGCACATCTCTCGCATTACATCTTGTCTGTTTGAAATCTACCTCTCGTAACAATTGCATCAAGTCAAACCGCTCCTTTTATGTGATATAATGAACTTGTCGGATTTATTACATCAGTCGGAGCGATCCGGCTTTTTTATTTGTCATTGATTAGTTCAATATCCACCAATCTCGCTACAGCTAAATTCTCTTTGCTTTTCGCTAACCACTTATCACATTCCATCGTGTTTTCAATACGAATGATTGCTGAGTGATTATAGACGTGTTCTACATATCCACGAAATGGATAGATGAACTCCTCTGCTTCACAGCGAACCATGTCACCGACTTTGACTTTTGGCTTCTTACGTGTTTTAGGGTTCTTTGTCGGCATATCTAGCATTAAACCGCCGATGCCGTGACTACTAGCGTAAAATCCGTCTTTTAGTTTCATCTCATTTCCTCCCATTTACGATCATCATTTAATATCGAAATCCCAAACTTACGAATAGTCTCACTCGCATCAGCAACACACTGACTTACTACTTTATATGCTTCTTCTACTGAAACTCCGTATTCTTTTTCAAACTTTGCCTTTAGTGCATTCAGTTCCTGTTTTCTTAGTTTTGTTATTCTGCGGTGCCTGTTGTTCATTGTCAATCAACTCCCTAATCTGAAAGTGTCGTCTATACTTGATCGAAATTCTTTTAAGTGGTTCTCTACCACAGAATCAGTCACGTTAAAACGATCAATTAATACTGGAGCTGCCATATCTTTCAAATAACTTTGTCTGATGACTAATTCAGTACCATCAGGAAGTTCTATGTTAACCTCCCGACCGTTAATAATTGACTGGACGTCTGCTTCGCTTAGTGGTATTTCGTATTTCATTCCGCTTCCTCCTGTTCTAATCCTTCTTCCACTGGCACAGCAAATGGCCAGTATCTCTCATCTATTGCTTTGATTTCCGCTTCTGTTAGATGATAAGCAGAGTTTTCCAAAGTACACAGCGAGCGACTAGTGTCAAAACAGAAATCATTTCTGTCATTAAATTTCTTGATAAGATATAAGTCACCAATAATAACTTCATACAACGGCTCTTTCTTGACCTCGTAGTCCATCAACATGAACGCTCTAGCAAATCTGTTAGAATTGAATCCAATTTTCATCCACGATCTAAACTCAGACCCAGCATCGTTTATAGCGTTGTATAGTGAATAGTGATATCCCGTCGTGTGATCAAGCCATTCCACAACGAATTTTTCATCGTGGTTAAATACTTCTGTTTTTGGCTTCTGCGGTTCGTCTAGTAGCTTGGCAATGGTTAAAACATCCTTAAGCACGGTGTGTCTACCTTTAGTGTAATCTTTTTTAGGAAGACATCCCCTGTAGCAATTAACTTGCTCTTCTAATGTCTCAATCAATTCCTGTTTATTTATCACTACTTTCCTCCTTCTAAACGGATAAGACCGTTGACGTTATCGATTTTTACATTTGTGACTGCTTGACTTTCTCCACGCTCATATCCAAAATCTTGAAAACTACGCTCATAATATTCTACAGTTGATACTGATACATCAGCTTCGGGGTTTAATTGCAGAATCTGTTACTGCCGGGATAATTTAATATTCTTTTCATAATTCATCTTTTTTCCTACTGACATCGAATATTTTTCATGTTATGATTAGCCGTGAAAGGAGAGCTATATTATGTGTTTACACATGATGTCCTTAGCTCATTCGGTTCTTTGGAAGCTTTTTTGGAAATAACTCTCAGGTTCTTGACGCAAATCTCATTTATTCTTTGAAACAAAAAACTTCCACTTTCCGAGAGCTTTGGATCACTTCAAAAGAGATTTGCATTTATATTTCTGTGACTTTGAGTCGCGTAAAGAACCTTACAGCAATGGCGGTAATTCCACTTTCAGGAAACCGCCTTTTTTCATTGATATTGGTGGTTAGCGGACTACCCATTTTCTTTCGGCAGTGCCAAACCACAAATGATCTGTGTTGATGCTTAGGTAGTTGTATACCAGATAAGCTAAATCCAAAGTGCTTGCATCTTCAAGACGACAATATTCCAAAAATTATCCCATAGCTGGACATAAAAATCTTGGAGCTATCATAGCCCAACAGTTAATAGTGCAAAGAAATTCGTTTAGCTTCTGAACGTTTTCTTCGGTTTCACGAATTACAACATATTCCAATTCTTCTCCGCTGGCAGAGCATTCCAAAACTTCAAATTGATTAAGAAATGGTAGAACATATGCTTCAAACATCAACATTCCATCTTTCTGTTTTTGCACTTGTTTTGCATCAATCATGTCTATCCTCCTATTCCGTTATTTCTTCCATTAATGGAATTATTTCAGGTCACTGGACTTAACGAAAACACCATTGACCATCTTTCCAGTCCGACCTTTGATTTCGTCATAAGCAAAATCCAAGCACTCGTATAAATCCATATCATTTTGCATTGCCAAGATGATCAAGGTTACTACTACATCGCCAATTCCGTCTCTTAAACCATGTTCATCTTTTCTAGCTAGAGAAGCGGCAACTTCCCCAATCTCTTCGATCGTTTTTAACATTTGCTTGCTGGAATCCGCTTGATCCAATCCCTTATCTTTTGCCCACTGCTCTACTTTTGTGATTAGTTCGTCCATTATTCATTCTCCTTTATATATTTAAGTTGGATAATACAACTTGTAACAAATGAAGCTAATGTTAAAATTGTGCCGATTGGTGTTAAAATAAAAAGTGAATTGACGCTAACATTAAATTAAACATCTAGTCCTCCTCGAAATACTCATTCAGTATCTCTCTATACTTTTCTACAAATTTGAAACGATCTTGATGAAGCTTCTGACTCCAATTCGTTTGTTTATCAAGCTCGCGCATCTGCTCAAAGCCTTTTTGAATCTCTTTGTAATAAAATTCGATGTTTGCAGTGGCTTTCCAATGCCTCGATGTTCGAACTCCTGATCCTGTTTCAGCCATTTCCAATTTGACTATTTCAGCTCGTTCTTTTGCTTTTTTATCTTTCTGAATCTTTGCCATGATTTTCTTGAGGATGATGTCACTGTATTGTGTAATGAGATCCATTATTTCTCCTCCACAATCTCACATGCCTGTTCAAACTGTCTAGTGATGTTTTCTAACGCTTTTTTGTACTCGATAATACTTTTTATCGTTCTTTCTTCACTTAACACGTAATCGCGTTGTATCGCCTTTAAACACGATGAGACAGTTTGGAAGTATCCGATATCTGCTCGTGATTCTTCTTTTGCTTCGGTGTAGCGGATGTTTCCTTCCTCATCTCGTCTTACCTTCGATAAGACAATATTTCTAGAATCACTGGTAATTCGATAATCTTCGATTTTCATATCTAGCATTTTTTCTCCTCCACATACCTAAATTGTCGCCCCTTTGAATCAATCCATAAGCTCCTAGCTCTATCCCAGATAATGTTTTTGCTTAATCCAGTAATTTCAGATAACTGTTCAGCAGTACCTGTCACTAGAATTCGGTCACCATGCCAGATTGCAATTTTTCTCGGCGTTTTCCGTTTAGGCTTTTCAGTCCACATTGATTTACCAAGCTTTTGGACTTCTGCAACTATTTCTTTGTCTTCCTGCCAATTCTCAGAATGTGTCAGTTTGATGATTCGTTTCATTGCTGCTTTCTTATCCACGCTCATTCCTCCAATCTACGAATTTCCCTTCTTAAGTTCTCTATGTGCAAATCGATTGCCTTCCTTGCCGTTTCATTGACCATCACTGCCTTTGTTCGTTCCAGATCGTCAATCTCACGCTGAAGGCTTCGAATACGTATTTGAATCACTTCTTCTGTTGTCATGATGGACCACCTCGTTAAAAACGCTCTTCCTTGAACGTATTCCGATATTTTTTGGCTAATATCAACGGCACTTGATATTGATGACAGAACAACTTTGCCTTGATCTTAAAGTCTTTTGTCTGCATTCCTTTGACATCTACGACTTTGACAAGTTTGCCGTTTTTATAAAATGTGAAGTCAGGAATATACTCGATCTTGCGATACTTCTTTCCGTCTAGTTCAAATTTCGGCATCAGCTCAAATCTTTCCTGAAGTTTTACTTTCCAGCCGTTCGCTTCAGCTTGCCACAAGGCTAGATCGTAATACTCTGCTTCCGCGATAGAATCAAACTTGATACCTCGATGAACAGTTTTTTTATTACGGTATTTATTCATGCGATACTACCTTTCACTGGTTTTATGCGCTTGTCTGCTGTTTGTTGGAATTTCAGCGCATAACCTTCTGAATTCTTAAATATCCTAGAAACAATTCTTTCGCCGTAGGCTTCTCTTAGTTCAGGACCAGATAAGTTTGTTGTGATGATCGTTGCCTTGTTCTGTCTGGCTTCTAAGAGCGTGTTTAACGTGTTGTTTGTAAACTGCCTACTATTTGATACCCCGCTACCTAATTCAGCTCCAATATCGTCAAAAACCACCAAATCAGTTGTTTTGATATCGGCTATAAGCGATCCTTCAATTTCTTTTCTCAGTTCAGCATTGTTATAAGAAAACTTTATTTGCTCTAATAACTCTTGATAGCTTATAAAAAGTATTTTCTTGTCATAATTTGAGCGCTCAAGTATTTCCCAAGCTGTCGCCATTGACAAGTGGCTTTTTCCGCTTCCTGATTTCCCTGATAGAATGAAATGTGCAGGATGGTTCAGTAGGACATCATTTACATAGCTTTTAGCTCTTTCTAAAGCAATTTTCGTTTCTTGGTCCACTACGTGATAATTCTCCATTTTGCATTTAAACAAAGTTTTATCTGTTAATACCGAACCATTTTGAAAAAAACTCAAAGCTCGTGCTTTTAAGCTGTCGTTATATATCCTTTCGGTCTGTATATCCTCTTTCACACGTAACGCTTTATAACCACAACTCATGCATGTTGGTTTACAACGTTCTGAACCATCCTTATTTTTAGCTCGCCAACTATACAAAGGTTCGCTACATTCTGGACATTTTCCGCTTTGCACTAATACTCTTCTTATTAGCTTCTCCATAGCATTTGCTAGGCTTTCCATGTGATGCATCTCCTTTTTAAATTGGCAAGTCGTCATATTCACTAGGATTGCTGTAATGTAGTTTTTGACTTTGCTTTTTATGATTCTTCTTGTCTGCTTTGATTTCGAATTTGAGCTTCTCAAATTTTTCTCTCAATTTCTTAGCACTTCTAATATTTCCAAACCAAAATTCATTTGTAGGTAGCCAATTGATCACATACTCAATCGCTTCTATAGACGCTTTATCTCTTTCTTCCATCAACCTGATTGTGTCTGCCCATTTTTCGATATCTACTTTGTTCATTTCTTTTGGAAAATCTTCAGTTAAATTACTTTGCATTTTTTTAGCAAGGCGTAAGTGTTCGTCAGAATACTTACCTTTCTTTTCTTCTTTATCTATATCTATATCTTTCTCTATCTCTATCTCTATCTCTAACTCTGGTGTAGTTTTGTCTGGACATTTGTCCGAAACTTGTCCTCCAGTTATTAAATTCCGTTTTGCCTCTTCTATTTTCTTTCTGTATTCTCTTTTTCTATCTGCTTCAGTTGAGGATTTTCCAATGAAACTTTGTATATCAGACATATAAATTGCTCCGTTATCTAATACGTCAATAAGCTGCAAATCACGGAAAATTTGTACCGCTTTTTCTACGACTCCTACAGAATGTCTTGTAATAGTTGCGAGCATTGTAGAGTTAAATGGAATCCTGTCATTAAACATCAACTTACCTTCGTGTTTTAGACTTCTTAAATAAAGTTTGAGAAGAATATTAGAATAAATATAGCCATCTGGCATACTTTCTAAGAGAACCATCTCGTCACTATCGAAAAAATTCTCTTTTAGTTTTAAATAGTAGTAGCGTTTGTTGTCAGACAATATTTTTTACCCTCCTATTCTAAGTTTCTTAATTGTTTCCTGGTTTAACTTAATCCCTTTGATTTGATACTTATTTTTGAAATTAATCACACCTATTTTGTGCTTCTCCGTGTGATGGATTCTGCAGAGTGCTGCAAATGTGTACTCTGAATGATCAACTTCTTTGCGCTTTCGTCTTCCTAACGCTTTGTCAAAGTGATCGATGTCAGCTCCTGTTTTGCCACAGATGCAACAAACTCTTTTTGTAATGCATTTGTAGAAGTAATATTCTTGATTCGCTGGTAAAATCTCATAGCCTTCTTTGAAAGGAATATGATGTTCAAAGATGAAATCTAAGATGATATTTGCTAAGACATTAGCATCACTCACAGTTGTATTCGATTCGTCTTTGAGGCTTATTTTGCGCCCTGTGACGCCTTCAAAACGGAAGTAGAAGAATTCCTTCCAGAAGTCCGTTGGCATGCCTGTATCGATGAAAATATCGCCTATGAGTGCATAGATGAAGTTTCGTTGCTGCACAGTAAATCGACGTGGATCAATAAATCGAACTTCAATAATCAGATCGCCATCATATCCGTCGTACATCGTCTTCAAACGTTCGATGTTCACTTCTTCATTAATAGTTGCACCTATGTCTTTTCCTTTGAACTTTTTCAGAACCGCTGAATATGAATCGATTAATGGTTTAAACACTCATATCACTTCTTATCTAATTCTTTTCTCTTAGCTGCTATTGCTCGCTCCATCAAGGCACATTGCTCATAGCTTAACTGTTCAATAGTTTCAACGTTATCAGCTAAGAGCCCTAATTTATCTGTCTGCTCATTAACATATTCAATTAAGGTTTTGGTCATATCTTTACCCATCTGCTCATTGAAAGCTTCTAGAATCGTCTCTAGCATATTTAATTTCTTTGTATCGATTCTAGGTGGTGTTGGAATATCTTCCCCTTGAAATACATATAATCCCAGTCCGTGTAGAGCCAATGCTTTCACAAAGCATCGCTTCAATGAGTTATTGATTTGCATAGCATTTGGCTTAACAACTGGTTGGTTTCGATAATCTAAAACAGGAAATAATTCGGTTTCCGTGTGTCCTTTAACCGTTACTGAGACAGATACATAAGTCCCAGTTTCATCCATAAGAAAAGGTTTATATTCCTCAACAAGAAAGTCTTGATGAGTTCCAGAAACAACCCTGTAGTGTTTATACTCATTAATAGTTACCGTTGCCTGTGGATCATTCTTTTTCATAATCTCCCACGCGTGAGCCCAAGATAAATAATCAAAATTTCCTTTTTTCTTGAGAATTTTATTTAACTTGCGACTAAAAAGTTTTTCAAAGTTCGTTGTCCCTTTGATTTCACTCATCAAATTCTGCCTCCATTTCAGCAATGTATTTCTTACCTGGTCCGTAATAAGAGATATCGATCAAGTTATCCCTTTCGTACTCTTCTAGCGCATCAATCAAGCCATCTTCGATGACGTAAATATATTCAGGTTTATTCGAATGCTTCGATAGATGGATAAGATAAACATGATCCCAAATACTCACAAAATTCCCCAAATCATCTTGATCACAAGCTAGTTCTTCATTCGTCAAAAGATTTCGTCTGATTTTTCGACCACTTGTTTCCTTGACATTCGATTTGCCCCAACTAGGATCAGTCAAATATTGATCTAGAGTGGAAAGTTCTTTTTCCATGTGGTAACATCTCCTTAGATGTATTTTGTTTTGTGACTCTATGCTTGCCGGCGGAGTCACTTTTTTTATTTTTCAAAATTACTAATTCTTGCATTATTTCTTCTCTCCTTTTTGATATAATGGTTTAAAAACTTGATGGTGAAAAAATGAGTTTCGATAACACGATCACAATTTCGATTATCCTAGCTTTAGTAGCTCTTATATCCCCTTGGATTACAGCGGTTATAAATAATAAGCATGCTGAATCGATGAAGGATAAAGAAATTGAATTACAAAAACACGATTCAAAAACCCAAACAATACAAACAACTTTCTCAACATTCCTCAACAATGTGGGTATTTGTATTGGTAGTAACACTGATAAAAATATATCTGCTGTAAAAGCATCAGGTTATGCAGTCCTGCCATATATTCAAAATGAAGATATAGAGGTTATGAAAATTTTCTTAAGCCGTTTTGGTTACGGCAACACTAATGCAGAACAAAAATCTCTTGAAACTTATTTGATTGACAAAGTATTGCCTATTTTGAATAAATCATTAGAAAAATTGTAAGCATTAGACATACTAGAACTGCATAGGATGTATACCAGTATTCGCCGCGTTTTCTCATGTAGTTATTTCCTAAAACGGCCACGAGATAAACACCTAATAAACAGAACCACACTTTAGTCAGCCTCCCTGGTTGGCTTTTTTGTTTTGTACTCTGCAACATCGTAGATCAGTACCAATCCGAATACTGCTGTGACGTATGCTGCTTTCAGCCAATCAGGTACGTTTCCTGTTAGTGCTGCACCGATGCCGAACATGAACAACATTGCTCCAGTTCTGCGTAGCCAATAGATTTTTTTCATTTCAAACTTCCTTTCTGTTGTATAATTTTCTTATCAGCAAGTGGTCTGCTGAAATCTGATAAGGTGGTGAAAAAAATATATGGATGATTTGACTAATGATGCAAAATACTTACTTTCAAGAATGTATGCTGAATACATTCAACGTCGTAAAAATGGCGATTCAAAATCAGTTGCTATAAACTTTGGTAAATCTGATTCTGTCCACGAAAAGATTATGCCTGCGTGGTTACCAGAAGATGTCCGCTTTACAATTAAAGAATTGAAAGATAATAATTTTTTGAATGCAACAATGGCAAGCGACGTTTATTACAATGTTTCTTTGACCCCGCTCGCAATTTCAAAAATGGAATCAAAGTTTAAAGACGATGCCAGCAAAGTTCTTGATTTTGCTGTTAAAGTGAAATCGTTAATCCCTTTCATTTAATCCAAAAGGATCACTTTGCAGTCTTTCAATTGCTTTTTGCATACTATTGACGTTTGTAATAAGTGTTTCTTTTAGCTCTTTATTTGCCTTAGTATCTTCTGCCAAAGCACTAAGGCTATTTGCAATGTTTTCTAACGCCGTCGCAATCCGTTCTTCTGTAGTCATATTTTCTGCTCCTCCACTTAATATTCTTGTGATACTGTATTAGTCAGTTCCTCCCGACTGGTTTTTTTGTTTTGTACTCAGCTTCATCAAGCCCTATAAAGATCCAGACCATGTAAACGATCGTGCCGATTAATGCTGGGATATTTCCCCAGACACTCAGCAGATAAATAATGATTGGTGCACTGAATACGATTGTTGTATTTAGTTTGTCCATAAATTTCCCTTCTTTGCTGTCATTATTTCCGAACACTTACCCGATATTTTATTGTGCTAGAACCCATGCTCTACATTTTTCTTTGTCGTAAAATTTTTGATCGCCTATACGCCCGAATGGAAGTCCTTTATCTTCCCACTTACGAATAGTTGCAGTTGATACTCCGAAGTATTTCGCTATCTCTATTTGCTTTAATACACGTTTATCAACTGAGGCATCTCTTCTTGCTTTTGCAATTTCATCAGTTATGATTTCATGAATGTAGCTACGAAGTGCTGCCTCATTTTCAGGCGTTAAGATTACTTCCATAATCCTGAACCTCCTATCGAATTTTATTTTTCTTTCCAAACTCCATTCCAAAAACTCATGCAATTCTCTGCCGTTTACTAACTGCTCATTCTCCTCATTTGTTGTTACTTTGATTAGTTATTTCATTCGTTTTCCTCCTCTACAATTCGTACATAGTAATAATCGAATCTATAATTCTGTTTGCTTCTGCAGAAGTCTTTTTACCGTTTAAAATTAAAGATAAGTAGCTTTTGCTAATTTCAAATCTTTCAGCAAGCATGGTGTAAGTTAAGAACTTTGAACTTTCGACATATTCTTTGATTTTTTCTCTATCTCGTCGAGTGATTTCTGCAATGTCAGTCACACTAAAACTCCTTTCTAACCAATTTCCTCTAAATCCATTTGAGGGTAATATCCTTCTTTTTTTAGTAATTCGTAGATAAATAGACGCCCTTTCTGTGTCCATTTGGTATTCATTACAATTTTAGTGCCACCATCGGCTTTCGGGATCTCAGTTGTATGAGATTTTGTGTATCCTTGGTTCATGTGTTTTTTGCACAATAACCATTGGTTACCGACTTTTTTCTGAACACCTAGTTTATGAAGTAATTTATTCATCTGTTGTGGAGACATCCCATAATCTGCTGCAATCTGACTAATTGTTACTGAATCTGTAGAAGATAATATGCTATCTAAATAGGAGATTTTCGGTTCGTACTCGGCAATCTTTTGTTCTGCGATTAATCTTCCAGTTCTTTCTTCTTTTAGTTGAGTTGCTAATTGAATGATTGTATCTGGATTAAGCAAAGCTTCTTCTACTTTTTCTGGAGTTAGATAACCTCCATGTTTTCTAATTGCTGGCAACACTTCACTTGTTACCCAACGTTTAAATTTTTTGGCAGAGGGAAGTTTTGATTTTAAGATTAAACTGTATAGACCTGATTCGTTGATGATCGTCATCTCTCTTGATTGACCTGAGGTCGTGATTCGCGACCCCATCTTATCTTCCAAATCTACATGCCGCGACAAAGCATCTTTAGTGTTTGAATAACCCAAAACACTCGCAACATCTTTTCCTACAAAATACGGTTCATTATTTACTAAAACTGTTCGAACTTCGTTTTGTTCGAAATTAAAAATTTGTGGTGTGTTCATATTTCTCATTCCTTTCTTTTATATTCGTAAACAAATTTAACAACTTTTTTCTAAATTCAATTGACAAAGCATAGAGTTTTATTCTATACTTTGTACATAGTTAAATAAGACATATAAACATTGATTTTAAAAGCTTTCTTGGCGGTTGGCGTTTAATAATCAAAAGTGTTTTTGTTGTCTTTTAAGTTGTTAAATTTGTTTACAAGAACAAGTATAGAGGTTTAACTCTAATTTGTCAACAGATAAATAGAGTTTTATTCTATATTTTTTCTTGTCAGTCTAGAAAGGTTGACATATCAATGAATCCATACGAAAAAATAAAAGAATTAACAAAGCAAAACGGAATATCTGTAAGAGAATTAGAAAAAAGATTGGGATATTCAAATGGATATTTCAGTAAATGGAAATCAGTATCACCAAACTCCGAAGGTTTGGCAAAAGTGTCAGATTATTTTGGAGTTTCTATAGACTATCTTCTAGGAAGAGAGAAAAAAGAGGCCCCTAAACATGTGGATTTATCAGAAGACGATACTGTTTTTTCTTTTGATGGAAAAGAAATATCTAAGGAGACAATGCGTAAAGCGATTGCAATTGCTAAAGCTTTAGAAGAAAATGAATAGTTGGAGTGATGGGTTGTATGTATTTAAAGTTGAAAGAAATGCTGAGTGAGTATAATTTAAAGTTAATCTATATGGAAATGGAAGAACCAGGTTTTTATTATCCAAAACCAAGAATAGTATTTTTGAATGAAAAACTACACGAAGACAGTTCTGAAGCTTTTCATTTAGCCCACGAGCTCGGTCATTTCATTGCTTCACATTTTGAATATTCAGCACTGTACGATAACTCTACAACTTTTCATTCAAAGTTCGAAGCTGAAGCTGATAGAATCGCTATTATGATTCTACTTAATATCTTTATTGAGAATGAATTAACAGATGAATCTCAGTTCAAATTGGAAAATTTTATGGAATTCTATGCTATCAATAATAAGTTAAGAACAGAATGTTTTAATGTTTGCCAGTCATATTTCAAGAAAAAATACTCTTATGCACAGTAAAAAAAGCCCGTGCTGCAACACGGACTCATACCTCATTTCTGAGATCACAAATATATTATAACAAGAAATGAGGAATATTTAAATGGCAAAAAAAGTTATGGGTCAAGATGGGAAAATGTATAAGGTTAAAAAACCGTTTTATAAACGGGTATGGTTTTGGGTATTAATAGTACTTTTGTTTTTTGGTATTGGTGGTGCTCTAAGTGGCGGTGAAAACAAAGATTCAGCTACTGCAACATCAACAAGTACTAATAAAGAAACTACAAAAGAAACTACAACAAAAGAAGAAAAGACTTATAAAATCGGTGATGACGTTGCTGTAGGGAAAATGGAATACAAAGTAAACTCCGTTGAAGTAGTAAAACAAGTTGGCCCATCTGTACTTCCTACTAACGCAAAAGACACTTTCTTAGTAGTTGACTTATCTGTAAAAAATGCAGGTGATAAGGCTGTGACTGTTGATAGCTCATTCTTCAAATTAAAAGCAGATGGAAAAACTTTCGAAGCTGATTCGGCTGCATCTATGTCGGCAAATCAAGATGAAAATGGTAATATCACTAACTCTTTCTTTATGGAAAGCTTAAATCCTGATATGCAACAAACTGGTAAAATAGTTTTTGATATCTCTGAAGCCCAAGCAAATGCACAAAATAATGTATTGCAAGCACAAACAGGTTACTTTGGAACAGAGACAGTTTCAATTGCTCTTCATAACTAATTAGTATAAAAAAAACGCCCCACCGACCAAAGCGAGCGTGTTCTAAGAAAAAACAAACCTATACTATAGGCTTCTTTATAGTTCCTATTGTATCAGAGAAAGAGAGGGAATGCATCCATGATTTTCGCTTCACGTGAAACCCGTACTGTAAAAACTGGCGAGAAAAGAAATGATGGCAAAAAAGGACCTACTCCACCACCAGCTCGTCCTCAACCTCGCCCATAGGAACAATGTAAAGTTTTACTCGTTTTTCATAATCGACAAGAATATTTATATCGTATTTCTGAAATAATTTTTCAACATCTTCAATCGTCTTTGTAAGCTCTGGCTCTTTAGGTGCATACAATAACAGTTCATTGTATTCATCTATATCATATTGATAGACATTTAGATAACCAGAAGCTATATACTTACCATCAAAATCAAAGAGATAAATATATTTTAATGTTTTTCCATCTAGGGCCTCATCTCGAATTGGTTTTCTAGTAAACGGCAGTTTATTATTTTTTGTACGAAGTTTATTGAACCATTCGAAAAAGGAACTAAGCACTTTAGGGAAAATATATACTCCTAGAACTAAGATTAAGACAAGGCTTATAACTGCCGTAACAGTCGTTAACCAAGCAAAATCTAAGTGTGGTAGGATATTCTTCAAAATTTGTTGCATTATCCAATAGATTGACCAATTTAGAATAGATAAAAACGACACGATGGCTGTCTTTTCTTCTTTTTTTGCATTTGACAAAACTAACAAATCATTACTTTTCAAAAGGAAATACGTAAAATATCCTGTGATAACAGATTGAAACAGTGCAGTTAAAATATTGAAGTTGTTAAAAAGCATATGTTCACCTCTAGTTGGCTGGAGTTTTGTCAATTAATTATAACATAATATCATCTACTGTACGAATACACATTCCAAAACGAGCATGTCATTTAAGGAGGTGATGCCAGCTATTTTAGTCCGAACACTTACCCGAGCGAAAGGACGAAAAAAATGGCAACATTCGAACAATACAAAAAGAAAAACGGTGAAAAATTGTGGAAGTTTCAAACTTATTTGGGAGTAGATCCCTTGACTGGCAAACAAGTGAGAACTACACGAAGAGGTTTTAAAACAAAAAAAGAAGCTCAATTAGCGCTGACCAAATTACAATTGGAATACGAAAGTAATGGTCTAAATAAGTCTAAAGAGTTAACTTTTCAAGAAGTATACGATCTATGGATTGTAAATTATGAGCAGACAGTAAAAGAAAGTTCTTTCGTTAAAACAAAAGAACAGTTTGCGAATCATATATTACCAGCATTTGGTGCTCTTAAAATCAACAAAATATCGATTGATATAGCTCAAAAGTTCGCTAATGAAAAGGTAAAAAGATTTGTGTTGTATAGAGAATTCATCAATAATGCTTCGCGTATATGTGATTATGCTATTAAATTAGGATATCTACAAGATAATCCTTTTAAAAAAATCACAGTTCCAAAAAGAAAGGTCTCTGTTCATGAAGAAGATACTTTAAACTTTTTTAATAAAGAAGAACTAGAAATCTTTTTGAAATCAGTAGAAAAGAAAAAAGATATTCGTATGTATTCTTTTTTTCGGACACTAGCCTTCACAGGGATGCGCGTAGGCGAGCTCTTAGCTCTCACATGGAAAGACATTGATTTTAACGATAATTATATCAAGATAAATAAAACTCTCGCCAGAGGAAAAAATAGACGCCTTTATGTAGAGCAACCTAAAACCAAAAATTCTAAGCGAGATATACCAGTCGATGATGAAACTATGAACATCTTGAAGAAATGGCGATTAGAACAAAGAAAATGGTTGTTAACATTGGGAATTAATACGTTAAGCAAAAATCAACTGGTATTTTCTAACCAGAAAAACGAATATCTCCAATTATCTAAGCCTCGTAAATGGTTAGAAGTGATTATCAAACAAAATAATCTTAAACGTATTACTATTCATGGTCTTAGACATACACATGCTAGTTTACTTTTAGAAGCTGGTGCAAATATTAAGGACGTACAAGAACGTTTAGGCCACTCGTCTATTCAAATCACTATGGATTTATATATCCACATTACAGACAAACGAAAAGAAAAAACAGCAGCGCAATTCGCAAAATATATCGGTATTTAA